AGTTGCAGTTCTTGATTTTGGTTCTGATAAATCATCAAGTTCTGGAGATTTCACTATCCAATTTCCTACTGCCGATTCAAGTAATGCTATTATCAGAATAGCTTAAAGGAACACATATGGCTTTGAAGTTTTTTGATAGAACAAAAGAAGATGCCAGCAGTACCGGAACAGGGACTTTTAGTTTATCTGGAACGGCCTCTACTGGAGGCTTTAGAACATTTCAATCCGTGCACACAAGCGGTGATGAAGTTTTTTATGCTGCTGTAGATTCTTCTAATAGTGCTTTTGAAGTAGGTAGAGGCACTTTAACCTCTGGTTCGCCTTGGACTTTATCAAGAGATACTATTCTTTCTTCATCAAATTCAAACAATAAAGTTAATTTTGCAGCTGCACCGAATCTTTTTTCAACTTATCCTGCTGGCCATGCAGCTTTTTCTGATACAAGTCTTGCAAGTAATGTTGTTCAAACTGATGATGTTTTTACAGAAACATTGACAGCTAACAAAGCTCTTAGTGGGCAATTTAAAGGAACATTACAATTTAATAAGGCATTTTTTACTTCTACAGATTATACAATTGCATCAGGTCATACATTAACTGTAACAGATAGTGCTGATTTATATGCTGTTGATATATCTAACAGCACAGTTATGGATAGAACCGCAGATTTTGTATCTGATACTACTATTTCTGCTGATACTTTATTTTCACCAGGTATAAATGCTTATGCTACAATTACTATAAGTAATGGAATAAAAGCTACTGTTTCTCCTGTTGGAACAACTTTTGTAAACAGTGGTTCAGGTATTTCTACAGGTGGTGCAGTACAATGGAAACTTCCAACATCCGATGGTACTGATGGACAAGAAATTGTAACAGACGGAAAAGGTGGTTTTAAAATTAAAGGTGCTGTATC